CCTCGAAGAGGTCCGACGCGCTCTGGTACTCGTACAAGCACACCACCCCAATCCCGGCACCCCAAGGATACCCGCCAGAGACCACAGAATCGCGCGTGCGGCCACGAGAGACGCGGATGCGGCCAAATGCCCACGGCGCGCCACGCGTGGCCGCAGAACGGCTCACAGAGGCTCGACGTGAACCCATATGCCCGCCGGGTCGCTCCACGCCTTGGCGAGCGACAGCTGGACGATGAGGCGGTCGTCCTCGACGAGCCCGCACCTGACCATGCAGTCCCCCAGCGTCTTGAAGCAGTTGTCCAGGTCCGGCACGTCGTCCATCGGCGCGCCCTGCGCGTGCCTGCCGCGCGTGGGGAAGCACAGCCGCACGCCCACGCGCACGGGCCCCCGGACGGGCTCCTCCGGCGCGATGAGCCGCATCCTCGCGCAGATGGCGTCCTCCGCCTCGCGCAGCCGGTCGGACTTGCCCACGAAGCTCCTGCCCCCGCGCCCGCGACGCACCACCAGGTCGTTGTGCGTGACCGTCGGCGGCTCCATCGCGAGGAAGCCCTGCACCACGCCTGCCGTCACTCCACCCATCCCCTCTCCTCTCCCCCGGAGCCACCGAGGGCCTTCCCGGCCCTCTCGCCCGCCTCGAAACCGCTGTCGTACCCGTACCCGTACGCCCATGCGCCCAGGCATGCGATCCCGAACGCTACGAGCAGGGCAGCACACGCGCCCACGACTGCCTCGGCCATCCTTCCCCCCAATCCACGTGCCGCCCGCGCCACTCGGCCAGCGGCCGCGTGCCGTCCGCCATGCCCTCGGCGTGGCCCGCGAGCCACGCGGCCACGGAGACGGCGGCGGCAGCAAGGGCCACGAAGGGCACCACCCATCCGGTCACCGCGCCTCGCCCCCTCTCCCCTCCGCCCACGCGCAGGAGCCATCCGGGCTGGTGTTGCCATCCGGGTTGGCGCGGTCCTCGAAGCGCACGCAGCCGATCTGCCCGACAGCCTTGCCCCATCTGCAGTCCCTGCACCTCACAAGCTCCCCGGTCGCGCGGGCGTCCAGGATGCCGCCCGTGGTGTCCACGATGAGCTCGGCCATCATCCCTCGCCCCCGTCCGTTACGCGTGCGCCGCAGTTCGGGCAGAAGTTGGGCCACGGCTTGAGTATCGGCTGTCCGCATCTCGAGCAGTGCGGCAACCTCATGCTCTCCTCATCAAATGGGACCACCTCGCACGTCGGGTCGATGAGGTCCGCAAGTTTTTTGAGCGTTCTCTCGGCACTCTTCCTGTTGGCCTGGACGGTGAACGGGTTGCCCCCCTGCTCCTCGTCTGCGTTGACCCAATGTCCTAGGTACATCGAGAAATCACGCGTCCCGTTGGTTTCTCGGGCGCAAAGCCTCAGCTTTGCCGCTATCCTGATTCGCTCGTCGCTAGTCGGTGCCATTTTCGGTCACCCCCGTCATGACCAGAAGCCGCTGGATGTCCTTGGGGCGGAGCCTCATGATGCCGTCCCCATGGTCAACCCCGGACATGCAGACGCAGCACATTTCGGTGCTTATCCACGAAACGTTGTCGATGTTTATCACGTACTCCTGGCCGAAGTCGTCGCGCACCCGCACGAACACGCTCATCGCTCGCCGCCCCCGTCCACGTCGATGCGCGCCTGCACCGGAGCGACCTCCACCGAGACCTCCGCGCCCACGAGCGGCACGAGCCTGCCGGCCACGAGCGCCGCCACGGACGGGTCCAGCTCCACCACGAGCCTCGTGGCCTTGGCCGTGCCCCTGACCTTCGCGAGGGTGCCCCTCGCCTCCACGCCGCCCGGCAAATCAATCGAACTCATGTTCTGCTCTCCTTCTCTCGTCTCTTGAATCCCTTTCTGACCCCATCCACGGGGGTGGGTGGTCACGCACGGGCCCGCGCCCTGTAGTGGGGGGCGCGCTCGTGCGCCCCACACGGCGGGACCGCCCACCCCTTGGGGGGGGGTGGTAACCACCTATATATAAGTAGGTGACTACCCCCCCCTGGTCATGGAAACCATGCGTGGTGCGCAGGGGGGTGACATCACGCGTGATGTCACGACCACCCCCCATCACTCCCACCCGTTCTCGAGCGGCGAGTCGCGGTCGTAGAAGACCGTCGCCTCGGTGGGCCTCCCGCCCGTGGGGCTCGGCACCTCGACCTTGCGGCACCCGACGCGGCACCAGTCGGACTCGGCCCACCGCCTGACCGTCTTGCGCGTGGGCTTGGACTCGGTCTCCTCGCGCTCGCCCATGTGCGCCATGAGCGCGCCGATGCCCACCGTGCCGTCCTCGGCCGCGAGGCCCTCGCCCACGCACGCGCTGAAGGCGCCCCACATGAGCGACTTGGCCTCCTCGCGGAGCCTCCGGTCGCGCTCCTCCTTGCCCTGGCGCTGCCTCGCGTAGGGGTCCTCGCCCTCGACCTTGTACCTCTCCAGCCCCTCGACGGCCACGAATCGCGGCCACCTGAAGGCGTAATCCCTGTCCCTGGGCTTGGCGAAGCTCCTGCAGTCGACCGACATCCTGTATGCCGGCAGGCCGCCCAGCTTCTCCCTGCGGTCGCGCTCGCCCATCTCGATGGCGGTCATGTCCATCATCACGTCGGCGTCTCGGGCGTACACGCCGGTCCCGCTCATGCGGTCCATCGACTTCTTCTGGCCCGCCGTCCCCTTGGGGTGGTGGTGCGCGTACACGACCGACACTCCGGTCTGCGCGATGATCGCGTCTATGGCGTTGGTGAAGGCCGTGACCTTGGCCGAGTCGTTGTCGTCGCCCCCGTTGACCTTGTACACGGGGTCCACCACCACGAGGCGTACCGGCTCGCCCGAGGCGGCCATCCCGCGCACGCGGCGCACGATGGGCCTCACGAGGTCCGGCATGAGGCACGCCTGGCCCCTGAGCTGCAGCCGGTGGAGGTTCGCCTTGAGCGCCTCCACGCCGGCGGGTTCGCCGTGCGCCACGCGGTCGTCCCATACTATGCGCATGCGCTGGCGGAACTCCTCCCCCTGGATCTCCATGTTGACGTAGAGCACCTTGCCGCGCAGGCACCCCCTCCCCAGCCACCTGCCGCCCGTGGCCACGGCCTCCGCGAGGTCGATGAGGCAGTACGACTTCCCCATCTTGGGGTCGCCCGTGAGTATGCCCTTCTGTCCCATCCTCATGATCCCGTCCCCCTCGTCCGTCCCTATGAGCACCGGCGCGAGGTCCAGCGGCTCGTCGAAGTCGGAGCTGTCCGTCTCGTCCGGCAGGTCGTCCTCGCTCTCGGCCACCCACTCCTCCCACGCGGCCCACGACTCGGCCCCGCAGGACGTGGCGAGCAGCAGCTGCCTGCGCCCGCGCCTCGTGACGCCCGGCATGCGCGAGAGCCTCGAGGGGTTCTTGTTGGCCTCGTCCGGCGCGAAGCCGTGCCGGCGGCAGTAGGCGTAGAGCTCCTCGACCCTCTTGCGGTAGAGCCCGTAGTCCGTGCCGGCGTCCACGCGCACGATGGCGTGGACCGACTTGCCGCCGGACGAGACCACGGCCGCGCACGGCAGGCGCATGGCCTCGACCATGCCGCGCTGGCGCTCCGGCGGGAGGCTGTCGCTCTCGACGAGCGCGTACCTGTACTCGGTTACGTTCCTGTTTGCGCACCCCGCCCCGTCGAGCGGGTTGAAGCGCACCCACGCGCCGGCGTCGGGGTCCCAGTCGCCGATGACCTTGGCCACGTCGCCGCCGCACTCGGCGAGCTCGCGCCTGAGCTGCCCGGCGGTCCGGTCCCAGTGCCCCCTGGAGGGCACATGGCGGCCGTCGCGCTCCCAGCTCTCGGTGACGTAGCCCACGTGGTCGTCGTCGTCGAAGAGCGCGCCGATGTAGTCCGAGAGCTGGCGGGCCGGGTCCCACGAGCCGGAGTCGGCGTCGTCGAGCGGCCGGTCCTCCACCCAGCTCGGGTCCACGCGCGCGGTGGCCTCGTCGTCCCACCCCAGCGCCTCGTCGCCTGCGGCCTGCGACCATCCGCGCGCCTCGGCCATGCGGACGATGGTCCCGCTGCCCACGCGCCGCTCGGGGTGGCCGAAGCCCGCCCACTTGCGCGCGCACTCGCCCTCGTGCCACCTCGCGGCGTCGCGGCGCGACCACCGGTCCCAGTCGTCGGCGGAGAAGCCGCTCTCGTGGAGGGCCATGCCGACCTCGCACCACTCGTCGTACGAGCACGTGGAGGGGTCTATGGCGCCGAGCGCGCCGAGCAGCCCCGCGTGGTCCCCCCTAGGCATCCGGCATCGCGCCTCCCGGCACGTACGTCGCGGGGTCGACGCCAGCCGGCACGACCCAGCGGTTCCGCGCGAGCCTCGCCATCATCGAGCTGGCCTGGTCGAAGGTCCACTCGCCGGGGTGGCGGAAGCCCTTGCGCTCCAGCATGCGGACCTGCTTGGGCGTGGCCATGCCCGCGTCGTGGCGCATCGACAGCCTGTCGAGCATGAGCGACGCCTTGCCCCGGCACATCCCCTCCGGGTCGACGCCCCACCTCTCCAGGGCCCTCGCCTGCCCGTCGGTGGCGTCCTCGCGCTCCCACGCGAAGCTCGGCTCGTAGTCGGCGAGGTCGTGGTCCGCTATCGACATCTCGAAGACCAGCGGGTCCACGAGCCTGGCCTTCTTGTGGCGCTGCCTCTCCAGCTCGGCGGCGAGCGCCTCCTCGCGCGCGGCCTGCACGTCCTCGGCGGCTTGGGCCTCCTCCCCCATGATGTCCACGGGGCCGTCCGCCTCCTGCGCGATCTCGGTCATGCGCGCCTCCACCTCGGGGGTCTTGGCGACGAGCGACGCCGGGCGGCACAGCTCGTGGCGGCCGGTCATCCACAGGAAGTCGAGGAGCAGGAGCCCCTCCTTGCCGGTCTCCGGGCTGAGGCGCGTCCCGCGCCCCACCATCTGGCAGTAGAGCGCGCGGCTCTTGGTCGGCCTGAGCACGACCACGCAGTCGACGGCGGGGCAGTCCCACCCCTCGGTGAGCAGCATGGAGTTGCACATCACCTGGTGTCGCCCAGCCTGGAAGTCGGCGAGCACCTCGTCCCTGTCCTCGCTCTGGCCGTCCACCTCGCAGGCGGTGAGCCCGCGCGCCCTGAGCCTCTCGGCGAAGGCCTTGGCGGTCCTCACGAGCGGCAGGAAGGCGACCGTGCGGCGCTCCCAGCACACTCCGGCCATCTGGTCGGCGATCGCGTCGAGGTACGGGTCAAGCGCGTCCCCCAGCTGCCCGGCGGCGTAGTCGCCCGCCTGCGTCGAGACGCCCGATATGTCGACGGAGAGCGGCAGCGTCTGCGCCTCGATGGGGCAGAGCCACCCGTCGCGCACGGCCTGCGCGAGCCCGTACTCGTAGGCGATGGAGTCGAAGACCTCGCCGAGGTCCCTCCTGTCGGCGCGGTCCGCCGTGGCGGTCACGCCCAGCACGTCGGCGCTCGCGAAGTGGTCGAGCACGCGCCTGTACGACTCGGACACGGCGTGGTGGGCCTCGTCGACCACCATGCACTGGAAGCGGTCCGGCGCGAGGCGCGAGAGCCTGTCCTCGCGCATGAGCGTCTGGACGGAGCCCACGGTCACGCGGTCCCACGTGCCCACGCTGGTCTCCTCGGCGCGCTCCACGGAGCAGGACAGCCCGGTCATGCGCCCGATCTTGTCCGCCGCCTGCTCCAGGAGCTCGCCCCTGTGCGCCAGGACGAGGGAGCGCCCGCCGCGCTCGGCGACGCGGCGCACCACCTCGGCGAAGCACACGGTCTTGCCGGTCCCGGTCGCCTGGACGAGCAGGGTTCGGTGGTGGCCGGACCCCCACTCGCGGAAGACGGCCTCGACGGCCTCCTGCTGGTACGGGCGCAGCGCTGGCGCCATCAGAGCGCTCCGTAGGTGCGCTTGGGCTGCGCCTCTGGCACGATGAAGCGCTTGACCTCGTTGTACGTGCGCCCCTGGTGCGTGTGGTTGCCTATCTCCGCGCGCCCGATGGCCCCGCGCACCTGGTCCCACGGCATGCGGTACGCCTGCCCGTCCGGGAGCGAGGCGTCTATGAGCCCGCAGGACTTGAAGAACTGCGTCAGCTTCCACTGCTGGCGCTTGGTGAGGTACAGGCGCGTGACCACCGTCCCCTGCTGCCCAGCGGCGCTCGAGCACGAGA